GAAGTATTAGCTGGTGCAAATATTGCGCCATTTCTACATTGCTATTTGAGCATACAGCTGGCACCCAGTCCCAGAAGCATTCAATGCTGCCGCTGCCGCTGATCAGCCCACTAACACGTTGTGCAAAAGCATCGCCAAGGCTTGTGATATCAAGTGCATCCCGTTCGGTGCTAACTGAATACGAAGCGATCTGCCCAATGCAATGCGGCGTTGAATTGCTTACTGTCGCTTTGATTTTATAAGCCAATGTGGGCGCGCGTAATTCAATAGCAGAAATTCTTGACCCAGAAAGGGCGTCAGCCCATCGGGAATACAGCCTGATACCGCCTAGCGGATCAACATGGACATACCATGACCCGTCTGGGTACTGCGTGTTATCACCCCACCCGGCCGGCGACACAAAATCCAATGGCTGAGTGCTAGGAGTGCCATCTGGATTTAACCGCTTGATCTGAATCTGGTCTCCAGTAATGAACGTTCCGTTCGGGAAATCAAAACTGAACTGACGTTCTCCTACGTCCACGTCAGAAGTATTCATTTCCGATTCAAACGCGCCAGCTGCGTACCGCGTTAGCTCAATGAAGCCAGCTGATCCAAGATAAATCGCCATTAGCTGCCCCCCAGGCTGGCCTCAATCAACGGCCCGCTTACAACAAAGCTAACGTCTGCACTCATAACAGCACCTTGCTCAGCCCCAAGACCAACAGAGGTCACCAGCGCGTCGAACTCCAAGCTGCGATCACCAGCTACCAGCTTGAACCGATGCTTTTGATCGGGGTCGATTCTGCCCGTGCGTAGCAAGGCGCCAAATAACGTCTTGCCTTCAATGCTGTCAGCCTCATTGCGGTAATAGTAGAGCGTGCAACTACCGCTATAAGCTTGCCTTCCGTAGCGATACGTTGGCGCAAAATCGCCCAGCGTCGTCGTTGGCAACGCCTCTGCCGAGCCGGTAATCTGCCAACTCTTCACCTTCCCCACCTTCGCGCCGTCAACGTGAAGGCTGCCTTCGATGCCGCTATAAATTTTGCTCATTATGCAGGCACCGCCAATAGCGTCAGGCTAACGTTGCCGACTCCAGGCGCTACATACGTTACCTGCGGGGCCGCTTGATACCTCCACTTAAAGCCAGCCGGCGTGATATGCGCGTAGCTAGCCAAGCCCGCCCAAGCGGTCACTGGCAGATCAAACAAGTCATAGCTACCGCGACATGCTGCAAAGTGATCTGTGACGGCCTTTAGATCACCCTCTAAAAGATTGTCAAAGGCCAGCGACAAGCTTCCGCCGATAGGGCTGCTGCCGTGCAGCACCCGCACTTCATACCCAGAAAGCGACTGAAACGCTGTCATCGGCTGTGCGCCAGGCGTCCACGATCGCGTAGACGGTCGCAAGCTAGGAAATGCCGCTGCCATTCCTAGATGCTACCAAGGACCGTTAGCGCATACAGGCTGCTGCCAGACCCGTTCACAGGGAAATGGTCGGCTTCAATCTGAACTGCACCGTTTAGCCCCTCGGTCACTGATGTGACTTCAAACAAATTGCCGTAGGCAGCCGCACTGCCCAGGCTGGGCAGACTGTTCAGGTTGACGCGCACAACATCGCCGGGAGAGAGCATAGCCGCTCCGCTACTTACCGTTGCACTGAACTGAACGCTAAACAAGCAATGCCGACGCTTCGCCAAAATGTACCGTCCGGCTTTGATTGCGTGAGCTTCACTTGTGCAAAACTCACTCATGTCATACGTCTCGTATGGCCCGTCTACAGCTGAGCCGCTATATCGCACTTCAGTCGTCTGTAGCACGCCTGGCTTATTTGACGCCTGCTGTCGCCACAGCATTAAAGCGCAAAATGGTTTGCGGTCAGCAAGGCTGATATAAGTCACCGTCAAAGCGCCTGGCAGCAACGTGGCTTCGTCAAACGAAACCACAGGTGTCACAGCTGCCGTTGAAATCGCTCCGTTTGCGCTCGGGAGTAAAGGGCGGAGGCTATATTGCCCTGCGTTAACCAGAAAGCGGCACAGCATTAACGGTGCAACCTGCGACAAGTAATCACGCAGATTATTTGAAGTACCTACAACACCATTAAACAGAAGTCCATTGGCATTGCAGAATGTTGCCGCTGCCCTTAACTCGTCAATGTTAATGAGTGCGTCAGGGACACGGCTGACAGCACGCAGCAAGTGCAGCATTAAATCCGGGAACAGGTTGCTACTCCCCGTGCCGCCAAGTAACTTTGACACTAAAATGCCTTTCCGCATGTATACATGCACTTGCCAGTAATGATCCTCTTGGTCTGATGCCGTGGAGCTTGTTACGGTTAGCGTGCTCAAACCCTGAAAACTGCCGCCGCTGCCGCCATGCGTCACTCCTTTAGGTAGCGGGCAGTCGTACTCAGTTGTTTCTGTAACGGTTACTGTGTACTGATCCTCGATGACCGAAATTGTCGTTCCGCTTCCGATGTATTTCGCGTCCCTTGGCGCAGTATACTGACGAATTGACAATTCATTGACCCAAGACCTTGCAAAAGTGCTTGCTGTTGAAAGGTTAGAGTCAATGTTTGCTTGGTTGACAGTAGACGTGAAAATCCTGTCTTGCGGATATATGGATGCTGCGAGATACGATGGGCTGCTGAACGTTGTTTTGTAAGCTTTCCGCCCTGTGACGGCGCTATTTACTGAAGTCGTACTGCTTTGCCAAGATACGGTGCGAGACGCCGTTGCCGTATATAACCTGGACGCCAAAGCGGCATAGTCGTATGCGCTATTTGTGCTGTGGGTTTTTCCAACAATATATGCTGGGCATCCATCCATGCCGTTCCCTGCGCCCCGCACTTTATACTTTGTGCTAATTGAAGCCGACCAGCTAACAACCTGATCGCTTTTTGACTCAACGACTACTTCTGTTGTGCCGGTAAGCGCAGACATGCCTTCGCTGTCTTTGGAAACAGGCACTCCGCTTGCTCCTGTTGCAGCGACATAGCTTTCAGTCTTTTGATACGTTTGGGCTATCAGACCATTGGCAATGGCCCCAGGGGCTGTGCTAAACGCAAACGTAAAACTTGCCGTTCGAGATCCCTTCCATACGTCTCCTGCTGTCGGAGCGGGCACTTGGCCATCCGATAAAACAACGACATGCCGACTACTTACTGTCTCACATGTGTTCGTGTACCCAATCCGCGCAGCAGGCGGAGAAATCCAGACGCCGCCGGTGCTGCCTGCATCGCAAAAGACAATAGGGATTGGCTCGCCAATAGAGATGACATTCTGCTGCGTCTCTAATGCTTCCAGCCCTTGCTCGCGCGTAGCTAGGTTGTACTGCTTGCGGAGGTTTGAGGAGATTGGCGCAATCGCGCCTTGGGGGTAAATTCGTTCCATCAATATCGCGGTGGCTCGCCTACCAGTGTTGTTGTATAAACCCTAGGTGGTATTTGAGCGCCAACCGGGTCAAGGCTTGAGCCTAGCTCAATGGATACCGTTGTCTCGTTAACAGTGCCACCTATGATCTCTCCCGCGTATTTAGAGATCAATGTTTTACTGCTTGGGGGGGCGCCTCCTGCCACTGGCGCAAATTGGTATAACTCTACAGTCGCAGTCCATCCATTCGCCAGCCCATTTTCTACCAAGCTGATTGACTCAGCACTGACTGGCAATGTCAGCGCGTAAGTGTCTTGAGCACTACCACGGCTAGAAACGATGCCATCGCCATTGAACGGATAATGCTGGCATCCATCAACGACCTGATCATGCCAGTAGTTCTGGACATTAAATCCATTGCTAACTCGCAAGAACATAGCAAGCGCGACTGGGCTCATGCTAACCCCACTCTGCGACGTGTTTGAGGATCTGACTGCAATTTACCAAGCGCCATATCCGCACCCTGCTGCGCAGCCTGTTTTAACCCGCTAGCGAAATCGCCCTGTTCAATGTAATTCTTGTTACCCATCTGCATGACGGGGCCGGTGGTGATATTGATTGACGTGTTGCGGTTGCCTGGCCCGCCGCCTGTGTATTTACGCCAGTCTTCCCTAGCGGAATTGTTAGCCTCGCGAGCTTTGCCTCGGTTATACGCCTCAGCCTCTTTAAGGAAGCTGTTGAAGATTTCCCAGTATTTCTTGCCGCCAGAATCACGCATCCCTTCTTTTTGGTTGTATTGATTCATCGCTTCGTAAAAACGACCCATGAAAGCGCGGTTGCTACCAGCTTCGCCAAATGCAGCTACACCATTGCGGACACCAGCGCCCTGTGGCCCCATTGCCTGTGCAGCGCTCGCCGCTTGCTGTGCAGCGCCTGCCGCCCTTGTCATTTCATTGGCGTATTGACTAGCTGCACCTGCAGCGGCTTGGGTATTCTTGGCCGCTACATTGACTTGATACGCGGCATCTGCTGCAGCAACCTTGCCGCGATATGTAGCCTCAGCGGCACGGTTCTGTGCTTCCGCCACCTGCTTAGCGACTTGATACAGTTTTTCGGCCTGGCCCACTGCTTGGCGTTGTGCGTTCAAAGCTTCAAAATGCGCCGCCGTTACACTCTTTTGAGCGATTGCGAGCTGGACGATTGCGTAGATCTCACGCTCTTTCAGTCTTGCTGATTCAACTGCAATTCTTGACTTCTCTAGTTCGGCTTGGATCTGCGCCTGAGTTGCCTGAAGCTCTAGCTGGGCGTTGCGTACAGTGATCTGGTAAATCTGCTGCGCTGCCCTCACCCGCTGCTCTTGGCTGGTAGCGGCTTGCAGTTGCCGCTGCGCTTGATCCAGCAGCACTTGATTCACGGCCATCTCAGCCTGCAGCCGAGCTTGTGTGACCTGCAGCATTCCGTCTACTGCAGACGTTTGCACTTGAGCTTGCTGATCGGCTGCCGCTGTCGCATCTTGAATAGCCTTAGTCACGGCCTCCTGTTCTTTCTTCAACTCTTTAGCCGCTTTCTTGGCGTCATCAATCTTAGGCGGCAGCTTGCTGAACTCGGTGACACTCTTGGCAGCCGAATCATTGAGCTGTTCTTGCTTTCCTTTCCATTCCTGAACCTTGCTACCGCCAAGGCCGAGCATGTCAACGACCTTGCCAATAGCGCCAAGCAACCCTTGGACAACAGAGCTTTGCGATAACTCTTTGAACTTAGTAACAACCCAGCCAAGAACCTTGGATACGTTGCTAATAACAATAATCGCCGCCTCAAAGCCTTTGATTAATACGTTCTGAAGGAACGCCACAAACGGCTGAAAGTCAATGTCTGCGAAGGCGTTCCTTAGCGCGGTAGTCAGCGGTTCCAGCGCCTGCTGCACTTTGGGGAACACCACGTTGCCGATATAACCCCACCAATCCGCCAGAGTCTGTCCGATCGTGGCCAGCATTTCAGCGCCTTTGATCACGAACGGCGCAAACACTTGGCCAAGACTATTCAGCAGCTGATCAGCCACTTGCTTCAAGCTGGCCATGGCCTTCTGCTGATCGGTCAACTTGTTGCTGAAATCACCAGACGCCGTGGCCGCCTCACTCAGGGCCTTGTAGATCACATCACTTGTGATCTTGCCCTCTTGCCCCATCTGCCGGATCTCGGCTGCGCTAACACCCATGGACTGAGCGATTGCCTGCGCCAGCTGTGGCATCCGCTCCAAAATGGCCCGCAGTTCATCGCCTTGGAGCTTGCCGCTACCCAGGGCTTGGCTCAACTGCAGGAATGCACCGCTTGCATCTTCGGCCGTTGTGCCAGAGGCTTTAGCGATTGAGTTAAAGCCCATATAGATCTCGCTAGTCTCTTTCAGACCAAAGCCCAGACCTTTCAAGCGGCCGTACACATCGGCCAATGCGGTACTTGCCTCTGTCTGGCTTAAACCAAACCGCTGAGCGGCTTGCGCTGCGACCGCCACAGCGGCTTCATATTCCGCAGTGCTATCGGTAAAGTTCTTGAGCTTCTGCTCTGCCGCACCGCGTTCAAACGCTACATCTAGGGCTTGCTTTACTGCCGCAAGTGCTGCAGCAACTGACAGCAACGGGCCCAACGCAGCGCTAACCGCTGTTCCCAGTCCACCAACCGCCCCTGTCGCGGCTTGACTCGCAGCACCAAAGCTGCGAATGTTATTCGCCGCCCCGTCAATACTTCCCTGCGCTGCTTTAGCGGCTGTTTCTACCTTCTTCAGCTCGCCTGCAACCTGGCTAATAGCAGGGCCACCCAGTGCTCTTACGACAAGATCAATGCCGTACTGGGCAGCCACGTTTACAGCGCATCGTTAAAGCAAGTCTACCGACGACGACTGCGCCGCTCCATTTCCTGCTGCTGCTCCAGTTGATACCCGAGGTATCCCGTCCATAACAGCATCTCCTCGGGCGTCATCTTCTGCTGTAGCTCGCTCACGGTCATATGCAACCGCTCGGCAAGGCTAAACAGAAAGCTGAGTTCACCGTCCTTTGCGAACAGCTGCGTTAGCGCTTTTGGAGTCGATCTCGTCCTCCTCTTCCTCAGCCTTCGCGCCAGCATCCAACATGGCCAGCATCAGATCATCGACGATCTTGGCGGGGATAGCATTCCGCAGCTCAGCCAGTTCACCTTGGGCGAACAGGGCCTGGCCATCCTGATCACGAGCCACCATCACCAGCAGCTGTAGCGCAAAATCAGTGGCATCGTCAGAGCCGGCCAGCTTCTGAGCCTTCTTCCGCTGCGCCAGCGTCAACGGTGCCATATAGAACTCAAACTCTGACCCATCAGGCAGCTGCACTGATTTCTTCTGCGGCTGCATCGACAGCGCAGACTTCAAGCGGTCTAGAGCACGCATATACGTAGGGGTAGTGACTCGCAGTAATCATAGACAGGCGCAGGGGGAGCATCGCTCCCCACACACTCGCCCTGCGGGAGTCACCACCGCCCGCCAATCGTACCCGCACAAAAAAGCCCCGCCGTAACGGGGCTTG